GCCTTTGCGCTTTTGCCTTGTCCCCGTGGTGCGCGGCCAGCATGACCTTGCCGAACTCATAGGCAAAGAACTCGCCCGGCGCTTGGGGAACCTCAATGCGGGGGTTTGACCTGTAGCGCTCCGCTACCGCGAATAGGATTGCCATGTAGGCGGTGCGGTCGTGGTTGCCGGGCAGAATCCGCACCGCAACCTTGGCGTGCTTCGCCGCCGCCATGTCTATGCAGGATGCAATAGCCGCTATTGCCATGTCCAGTGTGCGAAAGTGCCGGGTGTCCACGTCCAAGATATGCCCGGATTGCGTTTTGTTCGTCTGGTCGTCGGCGTGGAGCGTGTCGCCGTTAAATAGCACGATGCCCAGCCCGGATGCGGGGGACGCCTCGACGCACTGGCCGATCCAGTTTTGCAACCTTTCGCAAGCCGCGCGGGTGTCGAAATCCTCGCCGGTTTCCCGGCCCCAGGCCATCAGGCCGATATGCACGTCTGACACCGGATAGAGCGTAAGCAAGTCGCTGTCAGCATAGGCAGGCGCGGGGATTTCCGGTGCCGCTCCCATGCCCTCGAAGGCATCTCGAATCCGGCCTAGAACGTCATCGGAAACCGGGTCGGGTTTCAACAGGACGCTGTAGCTGGTGCCGTCCTTGCTCTTGGTTTTCGCCCATGCCAGCGCGGGGACCATCTGTGTGCCGACATCATCCATCGCGGCTTGGATCGCCGGATCGCGCAACGCAACTTTCACGCGATTTTGAAACGTGCGCCGATCAATTCCCAGGTTACGCGCTGCTTGCGATTTGTTCCCGCCCGCGCGCTCCAGCGCCTCAAGCGCTTCCCGTTTTAACTGGTCACTGAGTGGTGGGGTGGGCATGATGTACACACATCCCATCAGCGACGTTCCGGCGGTGCGCCTCTATTTCCTCAAGGATCGGCGGCAAAGCCTGCCGAATGGCGTCAACCGTCTCAAACAACGCCATTGCGGCGCGGAGAACGCTTTCTTCCTCCGCTGTGGACATGCGCCGTTGTGTGACCACACCGCTTTGCCAGCGGCGGATGACTCGACGGGCAACGTCCATATCCGCGTCTAGGTCGGGCATGTGAACACCTCGTTTAGGGGTCGCTCTGTCTGGATCGTGTGCCACTTTCATCTTCTTTGTTCCACAGGGTTAAAGTCGCCCACCCACTTTTGATATTAAAGCCTTAATGTCATCGCGTATCTCGGCCAACATCTTGTTGGTGTCATCGCGCGCTTCTTTGCTTGCTTCCAAATCCTCCCGGCGCTGATTCCACAACCGTTTGATTTCTTTCGTGTTGTCCATCGCTCTGGCCTCCAAGCGGACCAGCCACACGCCGAAAGCAACAAAACCAAGAGCAATTGGCCAGAATTTAATCATAAAGTCCATTGTCTTCTCGTTTTTTTTGCTTCTTGATGGTTTTTGTGCTTTACCCGGAAACAAACTCGCGGCGGCGATATAGGTACACGTTGCCCCCTCCAAAGTTATCGCCACTACTAAAATCAAATCTCACTTTAGTGACGACACTAATTACACGAACAACTCCCCCAGAGTTGAAATCGCCATAACCATCAATGCCATTTCCGTCCTCGCCGAGAAACGTCCACTTTTTCGGGACGTTATCAATGCCACTGAACGGGAGATACAACAAGCCTCGAAATAATTCATCTTTGCCAATTGTTAAGGTGATGTCTTTTGCATTAGCATAACCGACTCCATCCATGTACATTTTCATTTGAATTGTGTGACTACCGAAGCCTCCGGGGCCTTCTAGCGCATCTAGGAACACAGCATATTCATAACCCAGACTAAAATCTGGCGTTGTGATCTGCGACACTGCCCCATTGACAGCGAATGAGTAAATAAGGCCATCATCGGTGTCCTCAACGCTCGTTTTGTTGTACGGATGCCATCCAGTGGTGAATGCCAAATCTGCGATTGACCCTGCGGTGAAGTTAACTGTTTCGCCGTCTGCGCTGTTAGTGGTATCAGACACATCTGTTCCGATTAGCATGTCAGCCGCCGCTGGGGTGGTGATCGGGAATGTGGTCGTGTTGTTGATGCGTGCCATTATGCTACGATAGCCTCCAAGTCATTGCCGCTTTCGTCTTGCAGCGAGTTTCCGCTCTCATCAGAGATGATTTGGACAATCCCGGTGAACACATTTTCGCTCATTTCCCGCAAGATCATGTTTACCTGAATATCCATCTCTTTCATACCCAGGCGCCAATCAACGACCTCAAACACCTTCTGCGTCCAACCGAGATGATCGACGGACAACATGACGTTGTCGCCGACTTTAAGATTGAGAGCGCGAAGACCAAAGGCACCTGTCACTGTGATCTGATTGCGATTGCGGCGTAGGAATGTCTTAGAAATACGTCGCGCCATCACCTCGGTATCCGTAAACAGCAGGTTGAGTTCCGTTTTAGCCGGGATGTTATTGTCTTGCGTCAACCAAAGCCCAGAAGTGACTTCCGTGTAATCGTCTGGCTGGTAATCTGTCGCCGCGCCTTTGTATTGTCCGCGCACGACGTTGAAGTTGTCGCGGCGGCTGTGCCGCGTTGCTACCTCAAGCGGGCTGCGCAGATCGTTCTCGTCAAGCGTTAAAGTTGGCGCACGATACTCAGCCGCCAAGATCGCCCACTTGCCTGCATAATTCCAGAAGATGCCACCCATCGACGAAAGCAGGTTGCGGATCACGTCCTCGGGATCGGCATCTAGCGTAAAAGAGCCGTTGAGCGTGTAGATCGCTGCGCTGTTAACTGTCACATCGCAAGCATCAGCCGCAGCCTGAAATAGCGTGCTATCAAGGTCTGCTGTGCTTTCGCTGAGGCCATAATTAGACAGAAGGTAGTCGCGGATGCAAAGCGCAGGATTGTTGCTCCAAGCGATTGTTGAGGTGCGCGGGTCTTCGACCTTCTTGCCCCTGATCCTCGCCGTGACGGTCGGAATGCCATTTGGAAACGCTGCCGCATCCTGAAATCGCACATAAAGATATGCGATGCCTTGAGCGCGGTGCGCGTCTGTCCATTCTGAAATTGCGGACACAAGATCAGCGTCGGCTGTCTGCGCATCCGTGCCGAGATATTGCTTGACACGCACCTTGCCCACGAACTGCGAAGGTGCAGTGACGTTGCCGCTGCCGTCTAGTGTCACCTCTTCGTCATTGAGATAGATCGCCTGGTAGCTGTCGATCTCATGCCCTGCGAAGGCAATCAGGCGATTAAGCTGGTCTTGTTTGTTGCCTGACGATGATGTGATTGCTTGATAAAAAACAGCGCCGCCGATACGCGTCTCGCCATAGATCACCTGATGAGGCAGCGCCACGCCAAGTTGGTTGACGTTCTGGTATCCGCGCGTTGTCGCGCCGCCACGCGTGGTTGATGATGACAGCGCGTTGAGCGCGTAGCCGAGTGTCGCGCGAACGGCGAAGTCAACAGCGACAGCGGTAGCAAGGCTGGTCGCGCCGAATGTGATTAATCCACCGCCAGCAGCAGCGGCAGCACTAACACTGCCCGCAGAAAGAATTGTTGATGCTGTCCCTGCCGCCGCTAGCGCTAGCTGTGGCATCAGTTAGCCCTCCAAAACAAATCGCTAGGCTCAATGCTTGCCCATCGCGCACCATCTGCTGTCAGAAACACACATCCGCCGCGCAGCGTGATGCCAAAGCCGTAGCCCATCACGTCATCGGTTTTGCGTGCGCAGATCATCCCGTCGCGCGGGTGCAGCGTTAACACCCGCTCATAGCGTTCGTCCATTGCATTTACTATATCCGAATGACCATAAGTCTTTAGCATCTTGCGATAGGAACGCATTGCCTCTTTGGCGGTGATATAACCAGTTGACCAATCACGCGGCAGTCTAGGAAGGCCGCACGCTTCAAGCGCTCCGCTCACAAACGACATGCAGTTGTTGTCGCGCCAGCTAAAACACCTGTCGCGGTGCTGGGCGATGTATGCGGTCAACTGGCTTTCCATTGTAGGCTCTCGCTCTGCAATCTGGTGACAAACTCAAACGCAAGATCGCCGGAATAGCGCGTTTTTTGATCCGCATCAGTATAGCGCCGAATGCGCGGGCGGTTCAGGTCGATCAATCGGCTTTCCACGTCTAGCGAGATCGTGGCGGTGTCTGGCCCGAACGAGATGTTCATCTGATCCATCTCGCCAGTAAAAACAGTGAATGCGGTTTTCACACCAGCGACATCAACGCCAAATTTTACAATTGCGCGACGACCTTGATATGGCTCCGCCAGCGCGAGGTCGATCTCATTGCTGGGGATGCCAGACAGGGTTAGCGTTGCGCCATACGCTGCGATGTCTGAACTCTCCCGCATCTCAGACAGGTTAAGAAGATTTCCCGCGCCTGTGTATGTTTGACCATCTATTGTTAGGTTGCCGATGCCATTCCAAAAATGCAGATCATTTGGAGTGTCAAATTCTAGATCGCAAAGCCAGAACGCAGAAACGACATCACCGCCAATCACATTTCGAATAGACTCTGGAAGGCGACTAGTTGAGAGTTTTATTTTTGCGGGATAGCCAAATAGAGAATACGACCCGGAAGCTAGGTTTATGTTTCCTGCTGCTATGCCGACCGTCAGGTCATTGCCTGTTAAGGCATATGATCCTGCATCCAAATTGTATTGGATTGCGGTGTTTAGCGTCAGGTCGTTGCCTGTTAAGGCATATGATCCGGCGTCTAAATTTATCGCTTCGTCAGAAGAAACAGAAACATCATGCCCTGTTGCTGAGTAAGTCCCTGCATCCAAAAGGACTTGCTGGGCCAGCGATATTTCCAGGTCATTCCCTGTTACAGAATATGAACCAGCGTCAATCCCATAAGCGATTGATGTGTTTATAACAACGTCATTGCCAGAGATCGAATAAGAGCCAGCGTCAAGATTTAAAGCGTTACCCAACGAGAAGTCGGCTGTGTATCCAGTCAGGGAATACGAGCCTGAATCAAGAGAAACCGCACGACTGAAAGACACACTTAGGTCGTGACCAGCAACAGCATACGATCCAGACCCAAGAGCCACCGCAATGGTGATGGCAATTGACGCAGCGTATCCAGTGACAGAATACGAGCCTGCGTCTAGAGATAATGACGTGCCCTTTACACCGTCATCAGCCAGCGATGCAGAGGATAAAGGTGTAAAGCCAAGCATCGGGGGTCTCCTTTGCCCCAGTTTAGCATAAGGGCGGCGTCAGGTCACGCCAGCGTCAGCCCGGTTGTCATATAGGCGTTTGTCGTTATAGGCGACGGTTTTGGACGCGCGGGTCAGCATTGCCGTCCAAGCCCGCTCGCAATGGTCGTCCTCCCAGAAGCAAACCGCGTTCACGACCCGCTCACGCCGCTGCCAGCGCGTATCACCGCACATGGCCTCGATGTGGCACCGGGCGCTGAACGTCTGGTTCATGCTGCCGGAAACCTCGCCGTGCCGGTGACATGTGTTGATGACCCGGCTCGGAATCGTGGCAAGGTGCCACAGAACCTCGCGCATGATGTACAGCGGGAGGGGGAGCATTAGACCGGCCAGAGTGCGTCGTCGGTTACGTCAGCGGGCAGCGGGTCCATATCCTTGATCGCGCGCGCTGCAAACGTAAACCGGCTGACCCGGTTTGCCGCCGCCTGCCCCACCATGAACATGGTCGGCGCGTCCAATTGGATCACGCTGTTATCGGCCAGAATCCAAGAAAAGGGCTGTGCGCCGCCGTGCCACAGGTAGTTGCCCGCCCCAGCCCCCGCGCCCATGGCAAAGCCCGCCAAAGTTGCGCCGCCGTTGATGTTCTCACGGCTCTTGGCGTCAAACTGGAACGTCCGGTCGGTGCCGCCGATGTTGACGGTCAGGCCCAACTCAATGCGCCGGTCACGCTCGGCTGAAATCTTCGCATGGAACTCCGCAAGCGGTATATCTTCAAGCGTGTGGACCCACTTGGGAGCGCCGTTGACGGTCTGCACCGCGTTGCCGGTGGACCGCTTGCCCGCTGGGATGTCGTCGGCGGGCTGGACTTCATCACAGCGCCATTCGCCCCAAGTGTCACCGGATTGCGCATAAGCCGCATCGCCGCCGGGCAGCGTGACCATCTGGCCTCGCTGGAAAGTCTTGTGAATGGTGGTGCCGTTGTGCAGGGCGAGCATGTTGTTTACCTCACGAGATTTCGATTTCAAGCGCGGCGGCAAATGTGAAGCACCAGTCATTCATAACGTCACCGATTGCGGCAGACAGGCTTGCAGGTTCAAATCCGCTGCGCCAAATGCTCAAAGCCGCCCAAGCTAGGGTGTTGGGGGTGCTGTCGTTTTGCTCGAAAATATTTCCGCTGCCAACGCCCGGACTGCATGAAAATCCCGTCGCGCCCGTCACGTCAAAGCCACCCGTGTCCCGCCCAAAAATGCCGTGCCAGCCGATGACGAAGCGTTCAGACAATCCAGACAGGCTCACGCTGGACGTTGCCGGGGCGGTGCCAGAAGCGTCAAAATCAAAATCCATGCCGAGGCTGGCGACGCTTTCAACGGTGCAGTTTCGAGGCCGTAAAAAAGCATACCAGAGGCGGTCGCCGTCCTGATTGACGAAGCCCGTAATCGTCGTGCTGTTTTCGGTCCCATCGCAAATCCGTGAATAGAGCGAGGCGCGGGCAGCCGTACTTGCCAAAACAACCGTGCCGGTGTTGTGTTTAGTCACCCCGGTCGGTGTGGTGTCGGAAGGTGGAGTCGTGGTGTTGTCCTCGGCAACCCCCAAAGCAACAGCCAAATCGCCTGAGCGAATGCCCAATGCACCGACGATAAGGCTTCCATTCGCAGTCGAACCGGCAGTGATGACATCAAACGACGGAATGCGGTGGCCGTTGTGGGAGGAAAGTGCGCCACTCATTGCAGCGCCTCAATGTTGCAGGTCACAACGTCATGTATTTTTTCAACCCGCAAAATAAACTCATCCGCGGTGGTCGTTGTGAGTGCATCGCCGCCCGGCGTGACTGTGAAGCCCGAAAAGGTAATCGTGCCAGCCGAGCCGTTATTGGTGACGTGGATTGCCATGTAGAAATCGCCGGTAAAGCTGGGCGCTGCGAGGGTGAAGCCCCCGCCGTTGACAATCCGGCGCGAATGCCCGCCGGAGGGTGTGGGCGTGTAGGTGCCGCTGGACTTCGTACCATCGTCCACCGAGGTCGTGACCATCGCGGCGGTAATCGTGTCGTCGGTGTCAGCAAACAGGATGTCAGTTGTGTCCAAGCCTTTGATGCCCGCAAGGTCCGTCAATTCGCTGTCCATCAGCGCGCCAGCAGCCGTCACGTTGGTTGTGTCGGTTACATCGGCTCCGGCCTCGATGCCGTCCAGCTTGGTCTTGTCACCATCAACAAAAGCGCCCTCGGAAGGCGGCTGTTGAATGTCCTCGGCCCTCGCCGTGATGAACACGATGGCGTCAGTTGTGACGCTGATCAGAGAGCCTGTGCTGCTTTCTCCAAGCGTGCGCGACAAGGTGTTAGGCGTCCCTGTTGTGTACGTTCCTGTGCCTATCTCCCAAGAAGAACCATCTTCTATTACGTACGCGACTGTGTTGCCATTCGAAACGCCAGCATTTGCAAAAGACTGATATCCAGTGACGGCACCGCCCAAGTTGAGAGTGCCTGTCCCGGTGCTGCTTATAGTTTCTTTGGCCCGATTGACTAGGACACCCATTTGTCACCTCTTATGCCAGCGTAAAGATCCCGCTTGCGTTAAAGCTGATAGTCGCGCTATCGCCATCCGCAAGGCTGATTGCCGATCCATTGTCCCAGACCGCAACGAGAGGATCGCCAGCAAGCGTATCGTCATAGATGTAGATGTAGCGGAAATCTGCGATTGCGCCGCCTGATGCGGTGATGCTGAAATCGCCTGCATCAAAAGTCAATGTTCCGCTGGTCTCTGTGCTGGTCACACTTTCCAGAACACGATCAGAAGTAAGATCGTCAGTGTAGTTAGCGTAACTGATCTGCGTGACATTGGCGATGACACCATTGCCAGAAACTGTCGGATTGCTCGTTTCACTTGCTGGCGCAGTGTTTGACAAAGCGACTGCAAAAGTGTCGCTCCCAAGGTTCGCTCCTTCTACAAGGTATTCAACCCAGTCTTGGATTTTGGTGTAGGTCGCCATCTCAGTTCTCCTTGTTCCGGCTTATGGCAGGCCAATGCCACTAAAAGATACTCCATAAATGGCTGCTTCATCAACAGACCATGTGCTGATGTTTGACGCCAGGCGAAAAACGCCGACCGTATCAGCGACGGAAATCGCAGCGCTGTCCGCAGGCGCATTGTTGATGGGAGGCCAGATGTTGATTGTCGCAGCACCAGCGCCATCGCTGTCCACATCATCCGTGACCATATAAAGCCGCGCGTCCGCGCCCGTGCCGATCTGAATGTAATCTCCCGCCTTGAGCCAGCCCGTCTGGCTGATCGTGCAGCCATCCACGTCTAGGCTGCTTCCGGTCTGATCGGCCCCTGATACAAGTGGCGTGCCGCCCGCTTCGCCTTGCGCTGTACAGCCGAGTGGATCGCCGAGCGTAAACGTGTTTAGCGATCCGTCCAGCTTCGCCAGCCACGCCAGCCAAATGCGCGCGTCTGCGTGCTTCATCGGCGGTAGCGTTACGTCCACCTCCCACCGCCGCCCAGCGTGGTTGATAATTTGCTGCTGATAGGTAAACGGCGATGCTGTCGAGAAGTTCTGCGACGACATGCGGAAAACGACGCTGCGAATGCCTGTGTGCGAAGGAAGTGCATAGTTTGTCACCGGAAGACCCTCGCCACTGATCCGCCGCGCTGCACGGCATCAACCACCTCGCGCTTCGTGCGTTCAACAAGAACAGGCAACGCGCGCCCTAGATCGGCTTCTGTGACGCCGCCTTGAAATGAATAGTTGACGACAACCTGTTGACCAGTGCCTCCGCCGACTGCCGCCTTCGCTTGCGGGACGCTCAAGACGCGACCGCCAGATGACGGGACGAACAGTTCCCGGCCATGCTCGCCGACCGTGTAGGGCCGATTGGCTTGCACAGAACCACCCGAGGCGCGTCCTGTGAATGCCCCTGCAATCGCGCCGACGATCCCGGTTCCCTGCCCTGTTTCGCTGTTGAAGCTGCCAACCAGCCGTTGCACAACAAGCACGCGATACAGTTCCATGATGATCTGGCGCGCCATGTCCCTGAACGCATCTTCTGCTGACTTGGTTCCATCCACGATGGACATAAATGCGCTTTCCATGCTGCCCTGAAGCGTGTCGGCAATCGCTTGTTGCTCGGCTTGAATGCGCTCCATAGCTTGCTTTTCAGCCTCATAAGCCTCAATGCGAGATACAGCGCCGTCAATCGCGTCGTCGGTGTATTTCTTATCTGAATTGGCAATCGCCTTTAGAACCTGCTTGCGCGCGTTCGATGCGCCAAGCAACTGATGTTCCAGTTCGATGCGCTTCATCAGGTCTTCAAATTGATCACGAATATCACGCTTTGAACGCTTTTTGCGTTTCGCATCAGTATGGCGGCGCGTTGATTCTGCCGAGATAAATTCTTCACTCGGCGCGGTGACGCCGGGGATGGATGGCGTGTCCGGTCCAAATTCTTCAATCTGCCCGGTCTCAGGATTATAGAAACGCGTGCCAGTCGCAGATGGGTCTCCACCACCCATCGCCGCCTCAATATCCGCGCGCCGTCTTGCGGCCTCTTCTTCAGAAGGTTCAGCACCAAAGTCGCCTGTGTCAATGCCTCGCGCTGCGTTGTAAAGTTCAACGCCTCTTGTGATTGCACCAATCAAATCACCAAAAGCGGGAATGGCTGTTCCGGTAATAAAATCAACAAGCGCGAGAAGTTCGTCTTTATTGTCAATTATAGACTCGGTCAGCGCTGTTTTGATTGTTTCAGAAAGTTCTGATACCTCTTTTTCAAGTTCCCTCGCGCCATCTACGGCGTCTTCGTCAAGAATGCGACCTGCGCGCTCTGCCTCATCGCCAAGCCTGCGCATCTCGGAACCATTATCAACCAAAATAGGCAGAAGCGCCGTCGCATCATTTGCCAGCGCCTCCATGTAGAATGTCATCTCGCCTTGCGTGAGGTTTGCCGCTTGTAGGCTCTTGACATAAAGTTTCAGCGCCTCTGGCCCAGACAGCCGCGCGAATTGATCCGCCGTAACGCCGACTTTAGGCGCGATATTCTCGAAAAAATCTGCCATCGGACCACCGCCCGTTTGCAGAAAGTCGCCGATCTTGTCGTTTACATCCTTTATGACATCGCTGGCATTGGACATGTCAATGCCCATGATTTTTGCTGCCGCTGCAAAACGCTGAAACTCAACAACGCCAGTTCCGGCAACTTGTGCAAGGCGTCCGATTTCAGCGGCAGAGCGTACCATATTAACGCCCGCTTGAACGCTGAATGCAGCCGTCAGAACAGGAACCAACCGCCGAGCGGCTGATCCCAAAGCATCAAAATGCCGAGATGTCTGGCTCAGGCTTCGGCGGCTTTGACGTTCAAAACCACTGACGCGCCTTTCGGCATTTTTTAGATCGCGCTGAAGGTCTTGCGTCCGCGCGGCGATGATGATGTTCAGTTGTTCTGCACTAAATGCCATCGACGCGCCTCACAAGTTCGCGGTATTCTTCAGCTCCCATCGCCTCAGAGCCGGGTTTCTTAGGCGAGTGTGCATCAGTCCACCCCTGGAACACAATGAATGTGTCTTTAGGGATCATATCACGAATTTCTTCAGGCTTTAAGCCCGCTACGATGCCGTTGGCAATCATGCCTCTGACATCAAGTCTTCGGGGGGGTGGGCCTCTTCTGTCTTTTTTTTTGCGGCGTCTTCCATTGCGTCTGGCATAAATGCAGTTCCCACGGCAGCTTGCGCTATTGCGTAGAGCCTGAGTAGATCAGCAGGAGTGCAGCGATTGATGATTTCATCAGCCTCATGGTCTTTCTTTCCGCCGCCGACAAGCGCCAAGGCAATCAGATTCCGGACTTCCCGGCTGCTAGGCTTCTTGCCGCCTGAGAAGAAACCATCCCATAATTCAAAGATGCCACAATGCTTGTCCTCGAACCGCTCAATCTCACGATTGCGCAGCAAGAAAACGTGAGAGGCATCGCCAAGATATTCGACGATGCCCCCACGCGGCGCTTCAGCGGTGATTGTCATCACGCAGCCGTGAACGTGACCGCCCCGGTACTTTCAAGGCTGATGCTGTAGGTCACACCGCCTTCAGTCTCGCCGCCGAACTCAACGGAAGCAATGCGGAATTCGCCCGCATAGGTGCCGAAGTCTGGAACAACAATCTCAAAGCTGCATTGATTATCAGCCGCCATGACAATCGTATTCATGCGCGCTTCTGCTGTGCTGTCCTCAAAGAAGCCGTCTCCCGAAACAGACACGTTTTTCAGACCATTAAGCGTCTCAGTCCAAAGCGCGCCTTCCGGCGACGTGCAGTCCGGCGTGGTGACATCAATCGACGAGTTGTTGATTGTGAGAGATTTAGAGTTCAGCCCGCAAAGATTGCTGAAGACTTCCGGGTCTGCGCCATCGCCAATCTTAACAAGCAGGGCGCGTCCAAGTTGTTTAGCCATGATCGGCCTCCATAGTGCTGCGCTTGCCCAGGGCGCGGGAGTTTAGGCGTTTTGCTCAAGCATTGCTTGAAGCGCGATTACAGCCGTGTAGCCACGGCCTTCGGGGTCTCTTGTGACAGAATAGTTCTCGAAAATCAATTCAACGAGCGTGTGACCTGTCACCGTCACGGCGGCCTCTTGGCGATGCAGCGCAGCCTTGATGGCCTCTGCGACTTGCGATGCCTCTACTCTACCAGATGCGCTGCGCGAATGACATTCAAACGTGACTGTTACCAACGATCCCTCTATGGTGTCGGTGTCAAACGCAAGCGGCTCAATGGCCAGAAACCTCACATAAGGGAATGTGGGCGTCTGTGGCGGCTCATCATAAACGCGAGTGCTGACCAGTGCAGTCACATCAGAGTTGGCCACCAGAGCCGCCCGCAGGCCCGCCTGAAGCGCCAAAGCAAAGCCATCAGCCATTCAGCGCCTCTTTGATTGCTTTCCTAATCTGACGCTGCACCGCACGCTTATGGCGTGGACCGACAATAGCTTTGACCTGCGCACGGATATTGTAGGCAATCGCTGCGTTATTCCAGCCGTAGTTGATCGAAGCTGCGGCCAGGCCGTCATCTGCGGAGCCATCATAGAAATTGATGAATCCGAATATCTCGCCTTTTTCGCCAGATTTGAAACTGCCGTTGATGCCGTTTTTGAAATCACCAGTCAGTACTGGTGCCAACGCTTTTCCTTTGTTGACGCCAGTCTTGACCGTGCGCTGGATTGACTTTTTCAAGCCGGATTGCACCTCAACCGGCAAATCGTCTAATTGGCGCAGCAGCTTTTTCACGCCTTCGATTTTCATGCCGCCACCCCGCGCTCTAGCTTGAACTCAAGGATGGTGTTTTTGCGGTCGATCTGCACAAGCCCCTTGATGGCCCACGTCACGCCTCGGATCACTACGCGGTCGGCTGTGGTCACGCCTTGCGTGGTGCTGTCGCTGCGCACCCGCATGGTGGCCATGCCGGTGTTAAACATCGCGCCGCCTTCGATGGCCTCCTTGCCTGTCGTTTCGCGCATATCCGCCCACCGCGTGGCCAGCGACGACCACCCGGTATAGACGTTGCCGTAGCTGTCAACGCTGCCCTCGGACAGCCGCTGGAACTCGGCGCGCTCACGATATTGACCAGCCTTAACCATACCAGCAGCGCCTGTGCATATCGGTCAGCATGTCGAAGCCGTATGGAATGTTGCTCAATTCATCCATCACGGTATTCTCGCGGTGGTCATACCAATGACCGACCAGAAGCATGAGCGCGTGGCGCAGCGTGTCCGGGATGTCGCTGGTCGCCTCGCCATAGCCGATTGTGTATTCAATTCGGATCGCGTCCGAACGATCCTGCGTGACCGGCCAATCAAATCCCTCAGCGGGTTCTACATAAGACGCGAACGATGTTCCGGTCACTTGATAGTTGCCAAGCGTGTCGGTCTGTAGATTGCCGTCTGTGTCGTAATATTTGACCGCGTTCACCTGAATGACCGGACCCAAGATTAGCTTCACGCTTTGCGGCGGCGTGCTGTCGATCCACTGTCCCCATTTCTGCGAAATCATCGCATGGCCGAGCGCGCCCTGGACATCGGTATAGGCAACCGCCACGTCAATCAGCCGCGTCAACAGCGTGTCATCGTCGCTATGCTCAACGCGCAACTGCGCCTTCACTTCCGCCAAGGTGATCGGCGTAGTGGCAGGCGCGTCAATCAGTTCAAGCGCGTCGTGGCATGGCAGCGGCTTGACCATTGCTTACTCATCCTTGACAGCACGGCGCATTGCGCGGGTTTTTACAGCACGCTCTGGCTTTTCAGTCTCAATCGGCTCGGCAATGCCAGCCTGAATGAAGCGCACCGCTTCGGCCTCATTGCAGTCAATCACATCGCCCTCATTGTGCGAAAAGTTGATGCCAGCCATTGAAGTCAGAAGTTTAACCTTGGGCATGTTGTCTCCTTTCAGATCAACTTAGTGAGTGGGGCGAGATAACCCGCCCCACCTAGAAGCTGACCTTTACGATGCCGCAGTGATCAGGTGCTTGATCGCCGCCGTGTTGGTCAACACGCCATCGAAGCGGATGTAGCCCAAGATGCCAAAGTCGGGAGCGAAGCGCTCGCGCGCGACGTAGAGCGACGGAGCGCCCACCTTCCGAACGTAGAACTTCGACATATCACCGAACAGCATGACCTTCTTGGCGGCTGCAAGGCTGTCCATCGCCTGGTTCACGACCACGTTGTAGCCCAGCAGGTTTTGCGGAATACCGGCCTGATAGTTGCCCATCTGCCAGAGGTAATTGCCGTCGCCGTCCTTCAACTTGCGAACGGCAGCGAGCGTGCTGTCGTTCATCATGATGGCGGTGCTGGGTGCGGTGCGGTAAGCCGGATCAACCGAATGGATCAGGTCAATGATCTCATCGGCAGTCACAGCGGCGGTCGCGGCTGCGGTCTTGCCCGCTGCCGAGTTGGTTACGATGCCCTCAACGTCTGAAGACCCCGAGCCTGTGGTCAGCTTGCTGTTTGCGATGCGACCGAGGCGCTCGCCCAGAAGCTCGCCCAGCAGGCTTTCCATGTTCAGGATGCTGTCAGCATTGAGTTCCGCCGACCAACGGACCCACTCCGAGTCGAACGCGAACGCGCCCAGCGACTTCTGACCGAAAGTCACGTCCTTGCCGCCGTCATCGGTCGGCTGCGTGCCTTCCGTGTGCGCCTCGGCAGTGACTGCGGTGTCATCAACAGTCGGAATGTTGAACGTGCGGCCATCCGCCGAGTTGATGACGGTGAAGAACTGGTCGCCATACATCGGGCCGGTTGCGATCATCGCCTTCTCGATGAAGGTCGCCAACTCGGTCGGGACCGTGAAGCCGCCTGCCGAATTGGTGCCACCAGTCTGAACGCGATGCTCTTTCAGAACATTGCGAACCTCGGCGTCAACGTAGCCCTCGCCACCGGCAGCGATCATCTCAGCGAACGCGGCGCGGTAGTCCATTTGAAAGCCCGAATCAACGGCGGGAGCCGAACCCACCTCGCCCATCGGGCGGCGCGAGTAATCAACGCTCTCAGCGGCACGCACAGCCGCCTCGGCGCGTTCCAGGCGCTCAACCTTTGCGGCCAGATTGTCATGCTCGCCCATCATTGCATCGAACTCACGTTCGATCTCTGCGGCACGATCTTCGGGGGTGTTGTCGGTAACTTCCGACAGCTTCGAGCGGGCCTCGGTGGCGATGTTCGCCATCTTCTCCCGCAGGGTCTTAATATCAGCCATTTTGGGCCTCCATCTAAGGGAACTGGTCTGTCATCACGACGATCAGTCCGAGCGCTTGCCCAAGGCGCGGACAGGGCGAAACAGCGGGAGAAACCGCTGCTATTCGGTTAGCCTCGCTTTCATGCGCAACCGGCGCGCGGCTTGGTTTTTCTGTTGCTCGTCGCGGTATTTCTGCAACGAGCGCAATCCGACCTCTGTTCCATCGTATGCCGGGGTCGTCACGATGGCCACGTCAAACAGTTGCAGGTCTTCAATCATCCGCTTCGGCATGTCGCCGCTATCATCCCAAGATTGGCGCGTCGGAATGAATGCGAAAGACATCTTGTCGAGATCGCCGCGCTTCATTTTGGGAACAATCGCGCGCACGTCTGGATCGCTCGGATCAAGTTCGCTCTCAATATATAGGCCGCGCTCGTCTTGTGTGAGGCGAAGCGTGCCGGATCGCGTTCGCGCGAGCGGAAGGCCGTCGTGATTGACCAGAAAAACAACATCATCGCCGCGATCTAGCGCGGACGTGAATGCGCCAGGCGCAATCGTCTCGGTGAAGTAGCCGCCAATGTTGGTCTCCTGGTTGAAGACCGCAGCATAGCCAGCAACCCGGATCGGGCCATTGTCTTCTTGCCGCAATTCAACCGGCTCGCTCAGAGCGCGGATTTCAGCTTGAGCCATCTTCGGGGCCTCCAGTTTCTGCGGCAACGATACCACAGATGCGCGGCTGTCGTCTATTGGTGCCGCTGGTTCAAAAAGAAGCGGTTCGAAATCATTGCTTTCCAGCCATTCGCGGGCCTGATCTTCGGTGAAGAAATCAATTTTGAAACGGATGCTTTGAACCTGCGCCTCGCCATCAGTGATGCCATAGACGAAATCAACGCCTTGCCCACCCTCGCCGTTTACACGCCGGAAACTGTCAAAGCCTTCTGGATCGCGAATGCGAGCGGCATGTTCGCCCTCATATGGCCGCGTTTCGGTTCGATCCTCATCATCCTGCGCCACAAGCCGCGCGGCCCACGATTGCCCTGCATCGCCACCCCAGAGCGCCCAGGCGATGCGGCCAGCGCTCGGATAGCCATCTTCGCCGGGACGAAAGCCCTCGGCGTCCTTGTCCACTTCATGCCGCGCGAAATAGCTATTCATGCGGCGCACAGTGTCCATCGAAAGATCGCGTTTGTTGGCAATATCACGCGCTCGCGCAACGCCGACCTGCGTCCCGCCGCGACCGTATTCCCGCCGCCATTCAAGGCCGCGCTCGGCCTCTTCTGCCATCGCGTCATTCGGAATCGGCATTCAAGTCCATCTCCATCTGACCGCCCATCGGGACCGTCGCGCCTTGGATCATCAGGCTGTCGCCCTCTGGCCGAGGGGCGAGGTTCTCAATGTCGCGCACCTCATTAGGCGTGCGAATACCGTTCTGGATGGACGCCGCGTGCGCCTCCATGCGGGTTTTGAAGTCACCGCGCAGAAGGCCGTCAACATTGAACTCAACATAGTTGCGGCTGGTGCGCGGGAATAGCTTTAGGTTTAACTCATGCTCGAATTGCTCAATCCATCGCTTCAGCGTGTGTTTGACGAAATGCAAATCCTGTTGCTCGGTGTTCGCATAGGTGCCATGCGTCAGGTCTTGCAGGAATACCGGCGGCAGGCTGTAGATGCGCGCGATCTGTTCAATGCTAAAACGCTGCAATTCGATGAGTTGCATTTGCTCCGGGTTGAAGCCGACAGGCTTGAGTTCATGCCCCATTGGGATCGCCATAACCGGCTTTCCTTCGCGCGCCAGCTTGAGGGTTGTGTTCGCCACGTCGGTTGATGCGCGAGCCGCAGCCGCGCCAGATTGGAACGGCCCTTGAAGCGTCATCGGGGGGATGCCGCCAGACTGGAACGCCTTCGAACCGTATTTTGTCGCCGCGATGGCAAGCCCGATGGCGTCCTTGTTTGTCATGATCGGACCGCGAATGTCGAGACCATTGGCCTTGAGCATGAAGGTGATGTCGATCACCTCGTTCGCGGCATACTTCTGGCCCTTGTAGCTGTAGACCTTGACCAGCTTGCGGTCCTGATAAACGTGATCAACGCGCGTGTGGTGCGGATCAAGCGGCCAAAGATTGACGACCTGCCCGCCTCCGTTTCGCTCAATGTAGGAAACGCACCGCCCTCCGGTGAATACCTGGTCGAACAGATATTTTCGCCACTCGAAAGACGACATTTCGTCGTTGGCGATGTCGTGGAGGATGCGCGGCAGCGTGCCAGTCTCAACGCGATCTCGGCCATCGCGGGTTTTGCGGTAAACGTGCAGCGGCAGTCCGGCGAGGGTGCCGCTCAAGAAATTGACCGCCGACCAGATCGCAGGAACGCCGAGAGCATTGTCGATGGTGACGTTTATGCCCGCCTCGGAAAGACCGCCGCCCCAACCCATAACCTGCAAGAAATCTTCCGCAGAAACGGGCGCATTGGGGTTTTCAAGGTTGCGGGCCTCCGGCTTTCGGAGGCGGTCAAAGATGCCCATCAAGTCAAATCCA